ATATGGGTAGCCAATAAAGATGAAATTATTTTTCAAGATATTGACAGCGTATCTTATGTTGATGTTAAATGTGGGGAAAAGGTAGAAATCAAATACAATTATAAACCATGAAAACAATTATAATAACCACGCTATCAATTTCGGTTTGTTGGTATGTTGCAAAAGACCGAAGCGAAAAGAGGCTATTTAAAGCACTTATTTATTTACAGATAGAAAATACTACCTTAAAGATAGATAAAGCGATTAAAAGCGATAAAATGCAGAAAATAGAGTATTCATTTCCTGATAAGATGTATAAGCAATGTATAAACTTTAAAAAATATTATTTTAAGAAATGAAAGAAAAATATAAAATATTAAACCTTTATGCCTGTTTAGGTGGTAATAGATACAAATGGGATGAAGTAGCAGATATTGAGGTTACTGCGGTTGAATTAGACCCAGAAGCTGCAAGGTTATATCAAGAGCGTTTTCCTAAAGACAAAGTAATAGTTGCAGATGCCCACCAATATTTGTTAGACCATTACAAAGAGTTTGATTTTATATGGAGTTCACCACCTTGCCCAAGTCATTCAAGAGTTAGATTTAGTCAAAAAAACAGAGAAAATTGTGATGCAGTTTATCCTGATTTTAAACTTTATGAAGAAGTAGTTTTTTTAGATAATTATTTTAATGGTAAATATGTAGTAGAAAATGTAATACCATTTTATGAACCTTTAATCCCTGCAAAAAAAAGAGGAAGACATTTATATTGGACAAACTTTTTACTTCCATCAGATATTGGTGAAAGAGATGGAACTGGAATTATAAGTAAAGCAATTAATGAAGTAGATGTTTTATGTAAATTTCACGATTATGATTTTCATAAATATAAAGGAAATCAAAGAAAAGATAAAATTGCAAGGAATTTAGTAGACTATGAAGCAGGTAAAACAATATTAGAAACTGCTTTAGGTATAATAAGAAAACAAGACACTAAACAAACAGAATTATTTTAAATTATTTTAAAAATAATACGTAAAAAAAGTTATACGTATAAAAATAATGCTTTACTTTGCTTCATATTTAAAACGCTAAACTAAAAAACATGTATAAAAATCACAATGTATGCAGAAATGGAGCTGACTGTGTTTGTATGTTCTGCGAAAGGGACAGAAAAATAATGGCTCGAATACCACGAATAAGCGATTTTGAAGCTGAAAGGTATGGTAGAATAGCTGCTAACTGGCATAAAAGATTATTCCAAAAAGAAATTTATCCACCTATTAATAACGAAGAAGCATGAAAACAAATGAAGAAATAATACAACTAATCGAACATAAAAGACAATCTTTAATAACATTAAGAGAGTCTATTTATAGAGCAAATCAAAAGAAAGGATTGCTAAAACCTACAAATGATATGAAAATATTATCTAAAAAAGTAGGATTATTAACCGATATTTTAAACGAAATACAATGAGCTACTACAACACAACCAACGAATTTGCTAAAGTTTTAGAAACTTCAAAGCAAAAAGCAAAGCGACAAGATGAAATTATTTTAAACGCTTTTAAACAGATAAGTGAAATGACACCATCAGAAGTATGGACTAACTACTTTGATGTTGATAGTGTACCGATTACAAGCGTAAGGCGTGCTATGACCGACTTAACTAATGACGGTAAGCTAATAAAAACCGAAGTAAAGAAAAAAGGTATTTACGGTAAGCCTGAGTATGTATGGCAATTAAAAGCAATTAGATAAATTTTTAAATAAATAGTACACCGTATCAAATAATTGCTTACATTTGTTCTTGCGATTACTAATAATACAATGAAAATTAAACAAACAATTATTTAAACCATACGCCCTGCGGGTGCTGAACTTCCTTACTTCATTGTAATTAGTTATCGCACAGTTACCCAAAGGGCTTATACATTACTTTTGCGATGAGTAGAATTAAAATTACAACCGATGGGTATCTTCAATTAGATACAAAAATGAATCACATTTACGAAGTAGGTGTTGATACATTAATTTACGACAAAAACTTTATTAACCATTTGACTGAAAAGAATTGGTTTGATGAACAAATGTTTTTTGAATTAATAAAGAAACTTCAATCACATAAATCATATAATAATTATGATTTTACCGAAATTATCTTTAGTGCAGCACAAAAATTCTATTCAAAAAGAATGTTAAATGATAACAATAATTTTGAAGATTTTATAAGAGCCAGTAGTTTTGAATACTTATCTAATACTTTTTAATTATGGATAGTGGATATATTTTATTAGCACGTTCAATATTAGATAGTGACGTTTTTGCTTCACAAAAGTTATTAAAAATTTGGGTTTGGTGTTTATGTAAAGCAAATTATAAAGACCGTTCAGTACCTTTAAAAATAGGTAAAGGAGAAAGCATTATAAATGTTAAACGTGGTTCTTTTATATTTGGTAGAAATAAAGCAGAGGAGGAGTTGTTTATTGATGGTTCAACCATCTATAAATCTATGCAAAAACTCGAACTAATGAACATGATTAAGATACAAAGTAACAACCAATATAGCATTGTAACTATCTGTAAATACAACGAATATCAACAAAATGAAAACTACAAAGTAACAAGTAAAGAACAAGTAACGAGCAACCAAGTAACAAGTAACGAGCAGCCAAGTAACACAACTAATACATTACCAAAAGTTAAAAAAGATAAAAAAGATATAATAGAAGAATCTGTTTTTTCTTTCGATGATTTTTGGAATGTTTATCCAACTAAAAAAAGTAAGGCAGCAGCAGAATTGAAATATAAAAATATTTCTGAATCTGATAGGTTAATTATAAAAAACACTATAACTTCGTTTATTAAAGATAAGCCTTTTAAAGATTACACACATCCACACCCTACAACATATCTAAATCAACAAAGATGGTTAGATAATGTTGAATCAACTAAAAAAGAAATACCACCGTTTGAATTTGACTTTAAAAAACATGGTGGAGATATGAATTTGTTTTACCAAATGAAAGCTGAACATGAAAAACAATATAGTTAAATACGCTTTAGAGCAAATTAAAGCCAATGGACTTATTGAAGTTCGTGTTATAGGTCAAAAGACTTATTCAGGTTATTTCAAAGATGTTGATTTGCTTATTAAAGAATTGCCACGCTTTGAAAACGATAACATTTATTTTATATTAAACGAAATTAACGAGGCTTGTTATTCACGTGAGCAGAAAGATAAGTTTTATGAGAAGCCAAAGAACACAACTTCTGATAATGATATTACTAAAAGAAATTGGATTTTAATTGATGTTGATTCTAAAAGAGCAAGTGGGGTAAGTGCAACAGATGAAGAAAAAAACAACTCTCGAATAGTATCAAATAAAGTATTTTCTTTTTTACGTGATATAGGATTCTCAGAACCGATTTGTGCCGATTCAGGGAATGGTTATCATTTGCTTTACAAAATAGATTTACCCAACGATAGTGAATCAAATAGCCTTATTAAAAACTTTCTTGTAGTTTTAGATATGTTTTTTTCTGTTGCTGGAGCAGAAGTTGATAAAACTGTTTTTAACGCTTCAAGAATTACGAAGTTATACGGCACGTTTGCACGTAAAGGACGTTCAACAGAAGAAAGACCACATAGAACGTCAACTATTTTAAGAGTTCCTGAGAATGTAAAAGTTACACCTATTGAGTTAATTAAAAAAGTTGTTGAGCAGTTACCCGAAAAAGAGCAGCCAAAGTTTCAAAACAACTACGGTAAAGATGAATTTGATTTAGATTCGTTTATTGATAAACACAACATAAAAGTAAACGTTATTCAAAACTATGGGGATGGTTCAAAGTATGTTTTAGATAATTGTTTTTTTGACCACAGCCACAAAGGTAAAGATGCTGTTTTATTTAAAATGAATAGTGGAGCAATAGGTTATAAATGCTTTCATAATTCTTGTTCAAGTTATAAGTGGCAAGATGTTAGAAAAATGTTTGAGCCAACAGCATACGACAAGAAATACCAACAACAAGAAACAAGGATAACAAGTAAAAAAGATTATGTACCACAGCCTAAAGTAACAGAAAAAGGAAATAAATTCCAACAGCTTACCGAAATTCAATCAGTAGATAGGAGTCAAATTGTAAGTATTCCAAGTGGATTTATTGAATTGGATAGGAGGTTAATCGGATTTAATAAAGGAGAAGTAACTTTGTGGAGTGGTAAAAATGGTTCAGCAAAAAGTACGGTATTAAGTCAGTTAATGATTAACGGCATTGAACGAGGGTTTAAAGCTATTCTATTCTCAGGGGAGTTACAAGGTCATCGAGTAAAGAGTTGGATTAATCTACAAGCAGCAGGACGACAATATAATGAGCCGACAATTTATCAAGGAGTATTTGCAACACCAAAAAATATAGCTGACAAAATAAATAAATGGTTTGATAATAAACTTTGGATTTATAACAATTCTTACGGTTCTAACTTTGAACAATTAATGTCGGATTTAATCGAAGTCATAAAAGAAAAAGATATTGATTTTATTATTATTGATAACTTAATGGCTTTGGATATTGAGAGTTTAGATGGTTATAAAAACGATAAGCAAACAGCGTTTATAAAGAGAGTAAGCGACTTCGCTAAAACAACTAACATTCATATTCATTTGGTTGCACACCCACGTAAAAACGTAGGCTTCTTAAGGAAAGAAGATATAGCAGGAACAGCCGATTTAACTAACATGGTTGACAATGTTGTAATAGCACACCGTAATAATATTGACTTTCAGAAATCAGTAGGAGAGTTTTTTCCAGCAGAAATGAATCAGTTTTTAAGTGAGTTTAGTAATTATGTTGAAGTTTGTAAGAATAGAGATTTAGGAGTTATTGACCATATCGTAGGCTTACATTATGAAGTTGAAAGTAAAAGGCTATTAAACCAAAGATATGAAAATCTATGTTATGATTGGCAGGATACACCAATGGTAAAAGAACAACCACTACAACCCTCAAACGATTTTGAAACGGAAGTAAACGAAATGTACAACGATAAAGACTTCCCTAACCAATTAGATGAAGATGTATTTTAAAAAATAAAATTATGGAAATAACTGTAAATAGCATTTCTGGTGGTAAAACATCTTCATATTTAGCACATCATTACCCAGCAGACTATACTATATTTTCTTTAATAAGAATTGAAGATGAAAGATGTAAACCAAAAGATAAAGGATTGGTTAAATTTGTTTCTGATAAAATAGGAATGGATTTTATCGCAACGGCTGAAAGTGATTTAACTTTAAAGGCTGTTATTGATTTAGAACAATTAATAGGAAAGGAAATCATTTGGGTAACTGGTAAAACATTTGAGCAAGTAAATAAAAAAGCAACAGGAGGGAAAGGTCTTCCGAATCAAAATTGGAGATTTTGCACAACAGAAATGAAGATGCGACCTATTTTTGATTGGTGGTTTAAAAATATAAATCAAAAAGTAAAAATGGGTATAGGCTTTAGATATGATGAAATGGAAAGAGCGGAAAGACTAAGTACAACATTTAAAGGTATTGTAGGTAAATCAAAGAATGGAAAGCGAAATAAATGGGATTTGTTAGAATGGCGAGAAGGTTATTTCCCTTTGATTGATAATAAAATAACACATTACGAAGTAAAAAAATGGGCAGATAAAAGCGGTTTAATATTTCCTTTAGATTCTAATTGTGTAGGGTGCTTCCATAAACCTTTACAACAACTTCGTAAAAATTGGGATTTGGAAAAGGATAAAATGCAATGGTTTGCAGACCAAGAGAAAAAAGCAACTTGGAAAAAAGAAGGAAGGTATGAAGATTTTAAAAAGATAGGTTTGCAAATGGATTTTAATTTTGGAGTCGGCAGCGGTTGTAATGGTGGCTTTTGTACTGACTAATGTCAAAGAATAGAACATACTCCTCCAACATTCCTAAAGATGCTTTAATATTTGAAGTAAACGGTGTTAAGTGGGAACGTATTTATACAGATGACAAGGTACACGATGTTAAGAATTTGGAAACTGGAGAAATAAAAAGGAATGTACCACACGATAAGATTAAAAAATATTTGCTATATTAAAATAAATGCTTAATATTGTACAACGCTAAACTAAGAATGATGAAAAATGAAATCAGATTAGGTAATATATTTTACCACATTAAAGAA